ATAGATTGTGCAGATGGTTGTGCTGTGTTGTGAGTTGGTGCATTAGTGCCTGGGTCTGTGATACGTAATGTTTCTATATCAAATGCTAATTCTACCTTTTGACCTACTCCTGAACTTGATCTTGTCTTCATTAACTGAATCTGATATTGTCCACGTTCTCTCATACTACGTGATGTAAAGATACCGAACACATTGTCTGCTGTATTGATCTTACTGATACCACCTGAGATATGACTGTGATCAAATTCTATTTCTTCGACCGCACTTCTGTTTAACTGTGATGCAGTTACAAAGACTATATCTAATTCTTTTGCCAAGTTACGCAATTCTTCTGATACATACTTGTCTTTAACAAACAAGTCACTAGGACTTACTTTAGCACTTACAGGCATTAACAAATCCAAATAGTCAACACACATAAAGTCTAGTTTCTTGCCTGTTTGTATTTGTAATTCTCTTGTGTATGCTCTAAGATCATTGACTGTAGACTGTGCTGGGAAGTATTTAATTTGAAGATTTCCAGATGCTTTTTGTTTCATCTTTACTTTCATTTCAACGTTATCTAAGTCCTTAAACACTTCTTTAGTTTTAGTGTCAGTCAACATTGAATCTATACGCATTGCTGATAGTTCTTCACTTAACTCTAAAGTTACATATATACCTGATAAGCCTTGCTCAACCCAATTGACTGATAGATTTTGCATGAACAATGATTTACCTGAACCCGAACCCCCTGCAAAGATTTGCAGTTCGCCTTTGTTGAATCCACCATAGAGTTTTTGATCTAAACAGGGCCAGCCTGTAGACGATTGTCCATTGCTTGATTTAAGATGCATAAGACGAGCCCTAGGATCATCAAAGTAATCGATACCTAAGTCTCTTTGTAATGATATTTGTACAGCATCTTTGATTAACTTTTCGACAGGATCATAATCACCCTTTTCTAATAAGTCTGCTGAAGACATGATTGCTCTTTCTAACTCTTGTCTACGAGTAAACGATTCAAACTCAGTCATAAACCATTCATAATGACCCTCATCTAAATCAGCAACTGGATCAATTGTTTCTCCTGTTGTTGCTTTGATTTGTGTTGAGTCAGGCAATATTTTATATTGATCTGAATGTTCTCTCATAAACTCTGCAACAGGTCGTAGTCTTCTGTCAAAGTTTTCTGCGTTAAAAATATTAGCAACCCTAACAAACAACTCTGCGTTTGTTATCATCATTCTTAAGAACAATTCTTGTACTTCTATGTTAAATTCTTTTAGCAATTTTATTCCTCATAACTTCTACTTTTATTTTGCTGTTTGTAGCAGAGTCTAATATACTTAGTAATGTATTCAGACGACCATATTTAATTACGGCATCGTTTGCATCTTTAATGTCTTCTGACCAGTTAGGTAATGACACATCAAAACCTAATTCTAATGCTCTTTCGCATATACCTAATCCTGTCTGATCCTGATCAGGGACAACAATTACACGTTTACCCAATTTGTTAATTACAGCAACTTGATTGTCATTGATTGTGTCATGTGTCAATGCTAAACCGTTCATTGAGATAGCATCAAAAATACCTTCAAAGACTAATACGACTTCCCATTCATCCTTCTGTAAGTCAGTACCAAATACATATCCTTGTTGCTGATCATTTATGAACTTAGGATTTCTGTCGTCCATAAATCTTATTGTACTACCAACAACTTTATTTTCATATGTATAAGGGATAATTATACCCTGTGCTTGTCTACCCTCTGCATTAGGACTGACCATAAAAGGATAGTCGTTATGTTGTAGTCCCCTTTTGTTCAAGTAGTCAATGTAGACTTGATGATCTTTATTAGCAGTATAAATCAACTCACCTTCTGGCATTGATTGTTCTTTAAATTTAGGCAACTTCTGCTGTTTCTTTTTGTGTAGAATAGATTCTAACAAATCTTTATGTTGTATAGAATGTAAAGACCATTTATTAATATCTTGGTCTGGCATATTACACCACGACAAGAAGTTACGTGTACGTTTGCTAATTGCTCTACCTAATTTAAAACCGCACTTAAAGTTACAGTTAAAACAATGATAGTTCCAATCATCTCCGTCTGCTTTAATTCCCCCTCGCATTCTTTTGTCAGGGTTATGTCCATTATGCTGGCAACAAGGCGCATTGAATGAAGTCCAACCGCTTTGCGTTTGCTTCTTTTTGCCCGGGACAATCGTAAGTATATCAAACATATCTGATATTATAGACGAAAATGAGAGTTAAAACAAGTAAACAGGGTAACTTATCTAGCCAAAACAGTAACTATGTTACCCACATTAGATTCAAATTTAATTTTGACAAATGGATGATAGCCGTCGATTGTGTAACCTATAGTTCCAGATTCACTAGCACCCGTTTCTGCATTACCATATGTATGTGATTCAATATCATAAAAGTTTGAATCGACTAAAGTTGATCCTTGTATAGTGATATTGCCTACGTAGTTTGCATAGTCAATTGATGTAGTTAAGATAGGTGACATTTGTGTATTAATAATACTTGAATAATAAGTCACCGAGTCTGAATTTGCGTTTGCATTTGCATTAGGAAAAGGTTGATCGTTTGGAATCGTTACATTCTGCGACGGTACAAACGAAGGTAGTATTGAGTCAACAATATTTAAATCGCCTCTAGCACCTGCTTTAGAATCTACAAAGACAGGTAAGTTAAGATTACCACTTGGCCATTCTAATGAGTAATAACATTTTTGTGATTCGATATCTTCAATCTCGGCCGCTGTAGTGTTTAATTGAAATATACCATTGATATCAAGTACAGGGGTCAATGCTTTTCTGAAAAGGATTTCGGTACCATCTGAGTTGATGGCCCTAAATGATATTTGTTGACCTTCAGTTGCAATAGATGATAGATCAACAGGCTTCTGTTCCTGATTCAGAAACTGAAACTGTAATTGATTGTCAACGCCTTTGTTTAACGTTAATGGTTTTGAATAGACTGGCATATATTTCCTCGGGCTTGTGCCTGACAGAACCACAACGATTTGTCTGACTGTATAAGTATATACTGATGTAGTGTAAGACACAAATTTTAATCTCCTATAGAATATATTTATCTTTACGTGTCTTTACCAAGAAATTTGACCATTTTTTTCAACGTACTAAATACTTTACAGACATGACAGATTCAAAAAAACCAATCGACTTTTTCGTAAAACTGACAGAAACTCACCCGTTTATTTCGGTGTTGCAATATGCCGGGGCAGACTTTGTTGGTATCGTTCAGAACCGTGATGATCTTGTTACAACTATATATGATTACGGTGCGATAGTTGATGCAGAAAAACGAATGAAGTTTTTAGAGTTAGGAGATGTTTGGTGGTGGGAATCGAATCGTCAAATACCTATTCATTTATTTCTTAAGCAAGAGTGGGCTATGTTTAAGCCTTTCTTAAGAACATTTAATAACAAATCATTGACATTGTTACATGGACCTATTGTATCAATGACTGACTTTCAAAAGAAAAGAGTTAAAAGAAAATCGATTACGTTGGTGAAGAGACCTTACTAAGTCTTTTAGCCATCTTAGCCTTTTGACGTTTCTTCTTTGCTCTACGTTTCTTAGCCAATTCTAAACTCATCTTACTTTGTACACGTTCTTCAAACGTTACACCTAATAAATGATCAAACTCATGCAAGAATACACGTGCTTGTATGCCATCCATATGTTTTCCTTTGACAACTTCTCCGTCGATCTGCTGATATGATACTACACATTCAGTGTGTCTTCGTACATGCAACCAAAGATCAGGATAACTAAGACAACCTTCTAAAAATAATTCTTGCTCTCCTTTAAGTTCATCGACTTGAGGATTAATAAAAGCCATTAGTTTTTCATCAGTGCCCATGATGAATATATTTTTCATCACTCCTAACTGAGGCGCCGCTAAACCGATGCCTAAATGATTAGGATTAAACATAACTTTTGTCATTGCTTTAATTAGTTCAGTTGGATCACCGTCAAGTTTAAAGTCCCATGGTTCACAAGGTTCCTTAAGTCTAGGATCGTTTTCTGCAATTAATGTTAAGTTAAGTTCTTCCATTATCTGTTGTGTCTTCCAAATTCATCAAGTAAGTCTTGACCACTAAGTCGTGTTCCAATTATTTCTTTTTTGCCTGACACCATGTACTCTCTTTCGATAGTACCGTCATTATATTCAACGTCTATCACACGTAAATCATCACCAGTTCTGTCTGGATTGTTGTCGTACCACATTGTAGTAAACGAATGTGCATGTACTGCTTTAACGCCCTTTGACCACTCTTCGGCTTTCATCATTTGTCTTTGTCTCTCAACGACTGCATCATATTGACTCATCTTGTTCCTCTAATAAATTCATATGCACTACAACTAGTTGTGCATATGCCACTGCATGTGATTTTTTAAATGTGTATCCTGTATTGTTGTCAATCCACACAGTTTTACTTATCTCTTTCCATGTCTGCCCAATAAGATTTCTCTTTGCTGGACGAATTACTGCCAAGAACATTGCTAGTCTTGGAATGCTATTAATAGGTTCTGGCATCTGTTGCATAACATCATATTGCTTGTTTAAATGCAACAACACTGATACAAAATTTCTTTCTTTTAAACGTTCCCAGTTAGGTTCAGCCATTAGACTTATCAAATGCATTTCATCTTGTACTGCTTTATAGATGTTTACGTTTAATAAATCTAATTTAAAGTACCCTCGTTCATCTGCTTCTTTGTAATCTAAGTTGCACATGTCGTTTACAGGATCATAGGGTACATCTGTAATGTACACCCCAGTAGGATGTTTCTTCATTGGTTGTTGTTCACGCATTGCCGCAGGAACATGTTTAATTAGTTTAAGTAATTTACTTCTGTCTCCGAAGTCTATGTCAATATCTGACTGTATACTCATTTAAGTCCTGCTTGTTTAAGTTTCTGATATGCACGTTGTACAACTATTGCTTGATGCTCTGCATCTTCTACGGCTTTGTGAGATGTTACTGCTTGACCATCTTTAAGAGACACATTACAAAGATCATAAATTGTACGTGTATCTCTAATAGTATAGAAAGGCCAGGGTATCGGACTCTCTAATTGCCTAAAGGCGTTTTCAGCCACAACAATATCAAAACCAGCACCATTACTCCAAACTGCTCTGCGGTTCCAACAGAATTTATATAGTTTATCCATAGCATCTTTGAACGAGATTCTATCGTTGTCGCCCATTGCTTCATTGATTGCATCTTCACTTTGTTCTCCCCACCACCTTAGTGTATCTGGATTTATGTGTCTGTTAAATTGTTCAGTTTGTGAATCTATTTCAGGACGTAATTCTAGTTTTTCTACAACTCCACTACCCATAGGATCAAAACGAACAGCACCGATTGTCAATATAACACAATTAGGATCTGTACTCAGAGTCTCCATATCTATCATTACATCATTTGCCATTACTACTCCACACGTTATCTTCGTTTCTTATTTCTACTATTATATCACTTCTGAGGTAATTAATCAA